GATAGTAAATACAAGGGATGTACAATTAAGAAGTAGTATAACAGATACTTATATAGGATTCTATGACAAAGCGTGTACATCTTGGTTAGAAATAAGAGACAACGGTGGAATAGAAATTAAATCAGTTGAAGATGAACAACAATTACAAGGTAATTCAATCAGACAACTTATTCAAGATAAAATAAGTCAGTCACAGGAACTTCCCGATGATTTTTGGGATGAATATGACAAAGAAGAACTCATTGATGATTACGAATTACCATCCAAAAAGGACATAATACACTAACTTTTTATACATATGTACTCTTTTCGGACAGTGATACTTTATTTTACACTACGATTGCGGATATGTCAAGGGGGTAAAGTGAAGAAAGTGAAAATAAATCAAAACTTGACAGGACAGAGAAAGAGAGTATAATAGATACATGACTAGAGAAAAAAGACAAACTAAAGCTTCGGTACACTATGTAGAAAACAAAGTGTTCACTGCAGCTATTGTAGCACACAACAAAGCTTGTATAGAAGCCCTCGAAACAGGTGAAGATAAACCTAGGGTATCAGAATATATTGGAGAATGTATATACAAGATAGCTACGAGACTCTCTACCAAACCAAACTTCATCAACTATTCTTATAGGGATGAAATGATATGTGACGGTATTGAAAATTGTTTACAATATATCAATAATTTTAATGAAGAAAAGTCGAGTAACGCGTTCGCGTATGTCACTCAAATTATTTACTTCGCGTTCTTAAGAAGAATTCATAAAGAAAAGAAACAAGCCGCGATTAAACAAAGAAGTATAGAACAAGCTGGGGTTTTGTTTGATACTTTTGACACCATGGATGGAAATACTACTGGTATGAACAACTCTTATGTGGATTTCCTACAAGAGAATATGAATCCTATAAACTACAAACCCCGCGGGTCTAAGAAAAAAGAAGACAAGTAATACATTATGAAAATAGCTTTGTTAAACGATACTCATTGTGGAGTTCGTAATAATAATCAAATGTTTGCCGAATACGCTGGAAGATTTTATACAGAAATCTTTTTTCCGTATCTAGACAAACACAACATCAAACAAATAATACATCTTGGAGATTACTTCGATAGAAGAAGAGATGTGAATTTCTATTCTTTACATAAGAATCATGAACACTTCATACAACCTATGATTGAAAGAGATATTAATATGGATTTAATTGTGGGTAATCATGATATCTATTTCAAATCGACTAACAAGTTGAATAGTCCAGACTACTTATTACATAGTGATAATATTAATGTATATACAGACCCCATAACAAAAAAATATGATGGACTAGAGATAGCATTATTACCTTGGATTAATTCAGAAAATGAAGAAGAAGTAGAAGAATTCTTGAGTCTATCAACAGCTCCAATCTGTATGTCTCATTTAGAAGTTAATGGTGGTGAAATGTCGCCCGGCCATTTTCATGGTGGTGGTACTCCAGCTTCATGGTTAAGTAGATTCGAACAAGTATACTCTGGACACTTTCACACAAAATCAACATTAGGTAATATAAAATACCTAGGGTCACAAATGGAATTCACTTGGAATGACTTTGGTGACTCAAAACATTTTCATGTCTTTGATACAGAGACAAGAGAGATTGAGGCGATTGAAAATCCTCTCAAGATGTTTCATAAAGTATTCTATGATGATACAGATGAAACTTTAATGACTATTAAGAAGAAAGATTTTAGTCATTTAAAAGATACATTCGTAAAAGTAATTGTTACGAATAAAAATGAACCCTACTGGTTCGATGTGTTTATGGAAGAGATTACGAAAGTTTGTCCTTCTGATTTAAAGGTTGTAGAAGACCATAGTAATTTAGATATTCTAAATGAAGATGAATTAGTTGGAGAAGCCGAGGATACCTTAACCATTTTAACAAAACATATCGACAGTTTAAATATAGACGGAGATAAAACTAAACTCGATACATTAATGAGATCATTATATACAGAGAGTTTGGACATATTAGTATGAAAATAATACAACATTTCATGGATAGCATGAAAACAGTGTTGGTCACAAGAGCAACAGATTTTAACACAAGGTCAAATAGACCAGAATATTGGTACTTTTGTTTGTACGCAACAATTATCGCATTAGGATGTATGGTAGTTGATAACTTTGTACTTGGGTACACATTCTTTAGTATGACTGAACCATTTAGTACAAACTACGACAGTGGAGTATTGACAGCAATATGGATGTTAGTAACATTTATACAGAGTTTATCTCTTACTGCAAGAAGATTACATGACAGAGGTCATAGTGGTTGGTGGCAGATAATGTTTATAGTACCAGTACTAAACTTTATAGTAATATATTGGTTAGTCAGAAGTGCTAAGGATTCTCCTAAGTACTTGGATTACAAAAATCCTTACGGAGTTTAATAATGAATATAAAAATAATACAATTTAACAGTGGTGAGTTAATCATGGCTGAATTGAACGAAGAAAATTATGAAATAGTGAATCCACTATTCATTCATCAACAAGCACAAGAAGGTCAAGGCCCTAAAGTAAATCTTTATCCTTACAACATTCTAGGAACAGGTAATATTACCTTAAACCCACAGAATATTGTGTGGACAGTTGACCCAGAAGAAAGATTATTAAACCAATATCAAGAGAATTTTAGTTCTATAATCACACCACCAAGTAAAAAAATCGTAACTTAATATGGTTGATAAATTTTATGGGGGTATGTGGGTTATGGAAGGTCATACTGTAAGTTATGAACAACATGGTGAAGAAGTGACTATTAGAGAAGTGATATCTAACCCAACTAAAGACACATACAATTCTCATGTAAGGACAACATTAGAGTCCGCTATAGAACATCAAAACAAATATATAAAATTGGGATATGATAAAATTTCATAAAGTAAGATTTAAAAATTTTCTTTCTACAGGTAATGATTTTACCGAGATAGATTTATCTAGAGAGAAAACTACATTAGTTATTGGTTCTAACGGAGCTGGTAAATCTACAATGTTAGACGCGTTAACCTTCGGATTGTTTGGTAGAGCGTTTAGGAAAATACCAAAAACCGCTCTGGTTAACTCAATCAATCAGAAACATACAGTTGTTGAAGTTGAGTTCCAGATTGGTAGAAATCAATATCGTATTGTTCGATGTATTAAACCAAATAAGTTTGAGATATACTTGAATGGTAAGATGATGCATCAAGACGCGTCTGTAAGAGACTATCAAGCGATACTAGAACAACAAATACTTAAGTTAAACTACAAGTCATTTACACAAGTAGTGGTCTTAGGAAGTTCGACATTTACACCATTCATGCAGTTGAATATACCAGAAAGACGGGCTATTATCGAGGATATACTTGACATACAAGTCTTTTCGGTTATGAACGATTGTTTGAGACAAAGGTATTCAACATTAAGAAATGAGTTAGGTGAAATAAAAACTAATATCAAGATTGGAGAATCAAAGATTCAGAGTCAAGAAGAATCCATGAAACGATTAGAAGAGAATCGTGACGGTATGATTGATAAACTCGCCAAAGATATTTCAGAACACGAAAAACAGACAGAAGGATATACTAAAAATATTAGTATAGGGTTGGATTTAGTATCATCACTTAACGATACAATTAGTGATGAGGATACGATTCGTCTTCAACTTCAAAAACTATTGAATGATGAAAAACAATTCGAATTAGAAAGAAGAAAGTTCATGAAAGAACTAGCTTTCTATGAAGATAACGATGAATGTCCAACTTGTAAACAGGATATTGAAACAGAACATAAAGAACATATATGTACGGATACAGAAACTAATCTTAAAGTACTCGATAAAGAGTTGACAGAAAGGGGTGTTGGTATCAATGAAATTAATATCAGACTTGAAGAGATATCTAAAGTACATGATGAGATTAACAAGAAACAGAGAGATATTCAGATAGAACAAAACTCTATCGCAACTACTACCCAGTATATTAAGAAAGTAGAATCTCAAATAAAAGAACTTGAAGCAGAAGAACATTCTATTGATGATAAAGAAAAACTTGAAAGGTATAAGAAAGCTTTCGCGACCTTAGAATCTATGGATGCAGAAGCTAGTGATAAGAAACACTATTATGATTTAGCGGAGTTGTTACTTAGAGACAGTGGTATTAAAACTAAAATAGTTAGACAATACTTACCAATCATGAATAAGTTAATTAATAAGTATCTGGCTAGTATGGAGTTCTTTGTACAGTTTGAACTTGATGAAAGTTTCAATGAAGAAATAAAATCTAGATATAGAGATAACTTTACATATTCTTCATTCAGTGAAGGTGAGAAGATGAGAATCGATTTATCACTTCTATTTACTTGGAGGTCAATCGCTAGGTTAAAGAATTCAGTTAACACAAACTTACTAATTCTGGACGAAGTATTTGATAGTTCACTTGACGAAGGTGGTACAGATGAGTTCTTAAAGATATTACATACACTAGATGATAACACGAATACTTTTATTATCTCACACAAAGGTGAGACTATGAACGAGAAGTTTAATAATATTATAGAATTCGAAAAGATAAATAACTTTAGTAGGATAAAATAATGAATTGTATTCACTGTAACAATGAATTGATATGGGGTGGCGACCATGATATAGAAGAAGAAAATGAGGATTACATAATGGAGACCAACCTAAGTTGTCCTAAATGTAATTCACTCGTAATAATATATACACCAAAGGGTAAAGAATGAAAACTTACATTCATGTAAACCAACATAAGATTCGTGGTAACCTAAAACATGGTACCAACGACCCAGTTATTACAGTTAAAGAAGGTAAATCTAATACATATTGTCATGAGGTCAAAATAGATGGCCCAAGTACAGTAAGGTATGGACAGAATGGTGAAAAAATTCTAGCTTGTGGAGCTAGAGTAGTAATCGAAACAGAAAGTAAAGTGGAAATCATAAAATGATAGTAAAAACGGTAAAAGAGTTAAGACAAGTATCTGAACCTTTTGATTTTGAAAACCAACAGTTAAACTTGGTAGAATTCAGAACAGAAATGATTGACGCTATGTGGAATAATAGTGGTCTGGGAATATCGGCTGTTCAACTTGGACATAACCTAAGAATCCTCGCGATGAGGGGTAAGACCAAAGCGGAATCAATTATTATGGTTAATCCAGTAGTAGATAAATGGTCTTCAGCTTTCAATACAATGGAAGAGGGGTGTTTATCAATTCCCGATGTATTCGCTAGAGTTATAAGACCGTCAGAAGTAACCGTTACTTGGACAAATGAATTAAATGAAAATGAAACTGAAACATTAACTGATTTAACATCTAGGGTGTTTCAACATGAATATGACCACTTAGAAGGAATAATGTTTATAGATAGAATTAAACCATTTGCGTTAAAGAGAGCTTTTGAAAAGGCTAAAAAAATACAAAAAATGAGAAGTCGTGGGAAAGAGAAATATAAAGCAAGATTTGCTTTATGACCCATGTTAAAGACTGTATTTTTGTAGAAGACGATGTTGTCGATAAGTATCTATGTTACGAGTTGATAAAATATTTTGAAGAAAGTATAACATTCAGAACAGATGACCACAGAAAACAATCTGAGGAAATGCAACTTGTTGACGACCCTAGGATAAAATCTATAGAATTTAAAAATAAATTACTGGATATAATCCACCCATTGGGTACTAAATGTGAGAGTAACTTACATAAACTTTGTGGTAAAGATAAACCACAAGACATTCCAATGACAACGATGTACAATACTGTATTTCGTTCATTACAAATCCAAAGATATACACCCGAAGATAAGGGGTATTCGGCTGTTCATGTAGAATCGGGCCCAGACCATCACAAAAAGTATTTGGCAGTTATTGTATATTTAAATGATTGTGACGATGGAGAGACCGTATTCCCGTTAGCTGGTACTAAGATTCAACCTGAAATGGGTAGGATAGCTATATGGCCAGCTGGATTACCATTCTATCATTATGGTAAAAAGTCTTCTACAACAAAATATATTATAACAACTTGGTTCGAATTTATGTAACCACTTGTAACCGCATGTACACTTTTGTTATACTATGTACATAGAGTTGATAATAAAGAGGTAAACATGATTCAATTACAAAAAACAAACAAAGATGTCCTAGCCAAGTTAATGGCTATGGAGAATATTACTGTTATTCATAAGCATGTACCTACCGCGTATTTTGATGTAAAATCAAGAACATTATGTTGTCCAATTCTTAAAGAGGATATGTCTTCTGAATTACAAGATTTATTTATGGGTCATGAAGTTAGTCATGGTTTGAATACACCAGCTGAAGGATGGCATGATGCTGTATCAGAAAAGGGTATGGTATTCAAAGGATACTTAAATGTGATTGAGGATGTCAGAATTGAGAAATTGATTAAGTCAAAATATCCCGGCCTTAGGAAGTCTTTCTATACAGGTTATGGAGAATTAGCTGATATGGATTTCTTCGGAACTAAAGGTAAAAATTTACAGGAATTAAACTTAATTGATAGAATCAATCTATCTTACAAAATTGGTTCATTCGCTCAGATTGAATTTTCTAAAGAAGAAATGGTTTATATCGATAGATGTAATAAATTAGAATCATTCGAAGAAGTTATGATATTGGCTGACGAATTATTTGAAAGACAAAAAAATCAAACTGATGAAGAATTAGAGTCAATGACTCAAGAACAACTTCAAGACCTATTAGACTCAATAGAAGAAAATGATGATATCCAAGAAGGAGATTCATCAGAATCATTATCAGTTCAAATAGAAGAATCAGAAGAAGAGAACGATACTGATGGTGAAGGTTCATCCGCGAAGAGTGATGATACTGAAAACGGTGATGAT